TGCTTTGTCATTTCAATGACAAACAAGCAGCAGCAAATGCTGCTCAGACTGGAGCTACCGCATTCACCGTTGATTATGACAAGTAAATGACAGTAACATTATCAAGAACAACATTAGATGTCCTCAAAAACTACGCAACGATCAACTCTAGCATCGTCTTCAGGAAGGGGAGTACCCTCAGAACTATATCAAACGCAGAGAATATTCTCTCGCAGTTCACTAGCGAGGAAGTATTTCCTGTGGACTTCGCAATATATGATCTCAGTCAGTTTCTTTCTGGCATCTCTTTGTTTGACAATCCTAAATTGGACTTCTCCAATGATGACTTTGTTCGCATTGCTGGTGCTCGTAGGTCTGTCAAGTACTATTTTTCTGACCCTGAGATCACCCTTAAATCAGCACCAGAAAAAAATGTAAACTTTCCAGGTGCAGATATACAATTCAATCTTACAGCAGATGATTTGATTGCATTGCAGAAAGCTTCTGCTGTGTATAGTCTTCCTGATATGTCATTCCAATCTAAGGATGGTAAAGTTAGGTTAGTATTATCTGATAAAGAGAACGACACTAGTAATACATACAAGCAAGATATTGTTGGTGAGTGTAATGGAGATTATTCTTTAGATGTTAAGATTGAAAATCTCAGATTGCTACCAGGTGATTATAATGTTAAGGTATCTAAGGGATTGATTTCTGAATGGAATAATACCACATTGGACTTAACTTATTACATTGCGTTAGAACCATGACCCATCACTCAAGAGTTGTACAGATTTCATTTACTCAAAAGGAGCAAGATCTTCTACAAATTCTTGATGAGTTGGTGAAGTATGACCTTGCTCCTAATAGGTCTGCATGGTTCAAGAATCAAATTCGTATGAGATATTACGATCTACGTGAAAAGGGGATTATTACACAAAGTGAAGAATGATTTTTTATGGGTAGAACGATACCGTCCTACCATTATTGATGATTGTATTTTACCTGACAGTATTAAGAATGTATTCAAGGGGTTTGTTTCTCAACAAGAGATTCCAAACCTTTTGTTGTCTGGATCTGCTGGTGTAGGTAAGACTACAATTGCCAAAGCTCTCTGTGAAGAGATTGGTGCATCATACATTATGATTAATGGATCTGATGAGGGTAGGTTCCTTGATACTGTTCGCAACAGGATCAGGACATTTGCTTCAACGGTCTCATTGACCTCTGGAGCGTCCCACAAGGTCGTCATTATAGACGAAGCAGATAACACAACCAACGATGTCCAACTGTCCCTTAGAAGTGCTGTGGAGGAGTTCCATAGTAACTGTAGGTTTATATTTACTTGTAACTTTATTAACAAGATTATTGAACCACTCCATTCTAGATGTACAGTGGTTGATTTTCGTGTAAAGAATGGACAGTCTGTGAAATTACAAGGACAGTTCTTTGAACGTCTTAGAGGTATATTAAAAAAAGAAGATGTTAAATTTGAAGATAAAGTTCTGGCTAAACTTATTACTAGGTACTATCCTGATTGGCGTAGGCTTATCAATGAGTGTCAACGCTATTCTGCTAATGGAGCCATTGACTCAGCTATTCTCGTGGATGTTGCTGATGTTAATCTTGATAGTCTTCTTTCGGCATTGAAGCAGAAAGATTTCAAGACTGTTAAGGGGTGGGTAGTTCAACACTTGGACAATGATCCTAGTATGGTTATGAGGAAGGTGTATGATAGTCTGTATGATGTTCTTAAACCAACTTCTATACCAGAAGCAGTTCTTATTATTGCAAAGTATATGAGGGACATTACTATTGTTCCTGATCAAGAGATCAACATGCTTGCATGTTTAACTGAAATTATGATGAGTTGTGAATTCCGATGAGTACAAGTAAATCTTTAAAAACACCACTAAGATATCCAGGTGGTAAGTCTAGAGCACTAGTAAAACTGTTTCAATTTATTCCAGACTTAAAAAGTTACAAGGAATATCGTGAACCTTTTATGGGTGGTGGATCAGTAGCATTAGAAGTTACAAAAAGGTATCCTCATATTAGTGTATGGGTTAATGATTTATATGAACCTTTATATAATTTCTGGTGTGAACTACAACACAACGGTGATAAATTACAGAAAGAGTTGGTGAGTCTAAAGGGAGTTCATTGTAACCAAGATTCAGCAAGATGTTTGTTTCAAGAAATGAAGGAGGTAATTAATGACGAAGAAAAATCTAACCTTGATCGTGCCATCGCTTTTTATATCGTTAATAAGTGTTCCTTTAGTGGTCTTACTGAGTCTTCATCATTCAGCCCACAAGCGTCAGATTCAAACTTTTCCCTCAGAGGTATTGAAAAACTTACAGGATACCAAGAACTTATCCAACACTGGACAATCACAAACCTAACATATGAAAGAATGTTAATTAATGATTGGGATAGGAAAGGAATCTTTACATACATGGATCCACCATATGATATCAAAGACAATCTCTATGGTAGAAAGGGTGGAATGCATAAATCATTTGACCATGATGACTTTGCTAAGAATTGTGACGAGTATACTTCACCACTGTTGATCTCATACAATAGTTCCCAACTAGTTAAGGATCGTTTCAAGGAGTGGACAGTTGGAGAATTTGCACACACTTACACCATGAGGTCTGTGGGGTGCTATAATACAGATCAAGCATCAAGGAAGGAGTTAGTCCTTACAAATTATGAAGTGTGAAGTAAAACTCTACGTAGCAGGAACTGTATTTACAGAGACTGTACATGCACGTGACTATCAGGAGGCACGTCAGGTGGCTCTAGCACGTAATCCAAACGCTAAGGTAATGGGTGTCAATGCCAAACTCAATTAAAATAGGAATTAAAAGAACATTTGTTCAACAACCACTTCCAGTTTATTATGCTGTCAATCCATATATGAAAGAGGTGGATTATAAAACTATCATAGAAGACTATAGAAAAAAGTATCCAGAATCACGTACAACTAATGTAAAGGCAGCATGGTCAAGTAGTCCAAAAGCTCATACTTTAGAACCTAGGTTTTTACCATTGATAAAAAATTGTGAGGAATTTTGTTATCAACTTAATAACTTTCCGAGAAATTTAATGCTAGCTGATTTTTGGTGTATGCAATATGAAGCAGGTAATAATGATCATGCTATTCCTCATTGTCATTGGCCAGCAACATTTTCTTGTGTGTATTATGCTGATGTTGGGGAAGGATGTTCTCCTATAAAGTTTCAAGATGGTACTGAAATTGTACCTGAGAGTGGTATGGTGATTGCATTTGATGGTAATGTTGTTCATGAAGTGCCACCAACAAATGCTCATAGGACATGTGTTGCTATGAATTTTGCTATTAAAATTGAAGAGGACTAGTAATGGAAATCAAATCACCCACACATGAATTCTCTTCTCCTATCAGAGATCAGGATTTTATCTTAGAGATACCTAAGTCTTTAGATAAAGATTTTTGTAACGATCTTATTACAAAGTTTGAGAATGATGATAGAAAATATAAAGGTATTATAGGAGATGGTATTGTTAAACGTGATGTCAAATCAACTTATGATCTAACATTGTCAGACAAAGATGAATATAAGAAAGAAGATGATGTATTCTTTCATGCCTTAAAGGATGGAATGCTTTCTTATTTTGATCATTGTTCTGAAATGAGTGAAAATGTATTAGATATTCGTGGGATGACATCTAAATACGATATACAAGATACAGGTTATCAATTACAAAGATATGAACCTGGTGAGTTTTATGTTTGGCATCATGATTTCATGGAAGATCAGATGTTTGGATCCAGACAAATAACATATATTTGGTATTTGAATACCATCAAAGATGGTAGTGGATGTACTGAATTTGCATGTGGTAAAAAAGTTAAACCAAAAGCAGGAAAGTTAGTAATATTTCCATCAAGTTGGCAATACATTCATAGGGCATATCCTAGTAAATCTAAACGAAAATATATTTGCACAGGATGGGTATACTCAAAAGCTAAAATGGGATTTCCAGGAGGTTAATAATTATGAGACTAGGAGTAATGTGCTCTGGAGAGGGTACAAACTTTGAAAACATTTTAAGATATCCTCAAATGAAACATGAAGTTGTGTTGATGATACACAACACTAAGAAGTGTGGTGCTGTAAAGAGAGCAGCAAAGTTTGGAATTCCTCATTGTAGGATACCACACAAAGATGAAGATCAAATGATTAAACTCTTTGAAGTATATCGTGTGGATCTTATAATTCTTGCAGGTTATATGAGAGTTCTTAAGAAACCATCTGAGTTTCCATGTCCTATCATAAATGTACACCCATCATTACTACCTAAGTACAAAGGTTTACATGCAGTACAACAAGCATTAGAATCAGGTGATAAAGAAAGTGGGTGTACCGTTCACTATGTTAATGAAGAACTTGACGGTGGTGCTATAATAGAACAATCAGTAGTTCCTATATGTCCTGATGATACGGTGGAAACTTTACAGCATCGTATCCAACGAGCAGAATACAGACTTTTACCATTAGTAATAAACAATTATGAAAGCAAAGAAAGCAATCAGAGAAGCACTAAAGCAGCCGTGGCTGTATAATGATGAAGAACTCAAGCAGTTACAAGACAAGTTGAGAGATCTTGAGGGTATGGGTGTTCAAGAACTTTGGCATCGTAGGACTACGATGGGATTTTCTAATGAACCAGAGATGTTAAATGAGTAAGATTGATACTCAAGGGATGAGTGGTGAATCAACCGAGGGGTGTACAGATAATGTATACCCTAGGGATGAAAATGGTGAACCAATTTATCCACCAATGAAAATTACACCATTGACATTGATTGAACCTCAACTTAGAATAGAGTTGAAGGAACTTATTAATGAAGTACTTGATGAACGTGAATGTACCAATTAAAAGATTATCTCTACAGCATCAACCAGTCTAAGAAGAACATCTTAGATGATGATCCTGATGCTGCTAGAAAGTATCCAGCATATGTAGTAAATAGATGTCTGTCATCCTTTACTGATACTGTGTTGTATGCTAATGAAATGAATAAGAATTCACATCTTCCACCTAAGATGCAATATGACTTTTTCATAAATAGTGTGAAACCAAGGAAGCGTTTT